TTATAGAACAAAAGGATTCCACATGGACGTAAATGCGACTGGTATCACTATCGCAAATGCTTACACAACAAGTGGTACTTCGGCATTCTTCTGTGGTTCAGCACCATTTATTACTGACCCTGAGGATTCAAACAGTCCTTATTACAGACTATATGGTCGTAAGTTTACTGTAGCAGTACAAGGTGGATTTGACGGTTGGGATATATACACTGAACGTCGTACAAATTCAGATAGATTTGTACTTGGTAAATCAGGTTACCTGAAAGGAGCGTGTGAATCAATTCTTTATCCTAATGCGACTGGATGGGGAGCGTTTAAGAAAATAACCGTTAATAAAAACTCTGTGGATTTTGCAAATACAGACTACTACGCATATTTGTTAGGTCAACAAACATTTTCTAATCCTGAGGCGGTTAACATTAACGTGTTCGTAACACCTGGTATTGACTATGTAAATAACTCTAATCTTGTTGAATCAGCAATCGAAATGATTGAATTCGACAGAGCGGATTCACTTTACATTTGTACTACACCTGACTACAACATGTTAGTTTCAGCACCTGGTAATTCTGAGGATGTTATTTACCCACAAGAAGCGGTTGATAACCTTGAAACCACAGGTATCGATTCTAACTATACTTGTACATACTATCCTTGGGTGTTAACTCGTGATAGTGTTAACAATACACAAATTTACTTACCGGCAACGGCTGAGGTTACAAGAAACTTGGCGTTAACTGATAACATCGCATTCCCTTGGTTCGCGGCGGCAGGTTACACTCGTGGTATTGTAAATGCAATTAAAGCTCGTAAGAAACTGACTCAAGAAGACAGAGACATTCTTTACAAAGGTAGAATTAACCCAATCGCAACTTTCTCTGATGTAGGAACTGTGATTTGGGGTAATAAAACCCTTCAAGTTAGAGAATCGGCTCTTGACAGAATTAACGTTAGAAGATTGTTGTTACAAGCTCGTAAGTTAATTTCAGCAGTTTCAGTTAGATTATTGTTCGAACAGAATGACCAAAAGGTTAGACAGGACTTCTTGGATGCGGTTAACCCAATCCTTGACGCAATCAGAAGAGACAGAGGTTTATACGATTTCCGTGTAACAGTTTCTTCAGACACTGCGGACTTAGATAGAAACCAAATGACAGGTAAGATTTATATCAAACCTACAAGGTCACTCGAATTCATAGATATTACATTCTACATTACCCCAACAGGAGCGTCGTTTGAGAATATCTAATAAATTTTAATAGGACAGGCCGATATAAAAGTCGGTCTGTCCTTATTTATTAATATGAGAAAAAAATACATATTAGAAGGGTTAACAGACGAAGGTACTCCCGATATGAAGTATTACGCTTTTGACTGGGATGACAATATCCTTATTATGCCTACAAAAATTGTTTTAAAAGATGTAGACGGAGATGAGGTTGGGATGTCCACCGAAGATTTTGCACATTATAGAGAACAAATAGGTAAAGAACCTTTTGAATATGAAGGTCACGAGATTACAGGATTTGCCGAAAACCCATTTAGATATTTTAGTATTGAGGGTGATAAAAGATTTGTCATAGATTCTATGTTAGCAAAACCTGGTCCAGCTTGGACAGATTTTGTGGAAGCAATAAATAACGGGTCAATATTCTCTATTGTTACAGCAAGAGGTCACACCCCAAGTGTAATGAAAGAATCTGTATATAATATGATAATATCAAATCATATGGGTATAGACTCGAATGAATTGGTTAAGAATATAGAAAAGTTTCGTGATTTGGAAGGTGTGGGTAAATCATCTAAAAGGGATATGATATTAGAATATTTAGAAATGTGTCGGTTCTATCCTGTAACTTATGGTGAAGGAAGCGCTACCAATCCTGAGGAAGGTAAAATTAAAGCTTTAAAACAATTTGTAGATTACGTTAAAAGAATATCAAAAATGATTAATAAAAAAGCATTTTTGAAAAATAAAATTGCAAATAAATTTACCCCAACAATAGGATTTTCAGATGATGATTTAAGAAACTTGGAAAAAGTTAAGAGTCACTTTGAAAATGAGCCAGATAATATAATAAAAACTATATCAACTGCTGGAGGAGTTAAAAAACCATATTAACTGGATACTTATAACTGGAATCTATTTGAAAAATAACCAAAGTAAATAGAAAAAAAATAACTTGGTATATTTATATAATATAAAACAAAAAAAATAAAAAATTAAAAACTGATATACGATGGCTGATTTACTGATGAAAATGCCGATACCTTACGAACCCAAAAGGCAAAACCGATTCATTCTACGTTTTGACACTACGTTAGGTATCAACGAATGGTTTGTTGAGAGTACTGCTCGTCCTCACATTACTATTAACCCTGTTGAAATACCATTTTTGAATACCTCAACTTATGTTGCAGGAAGATTCACTTGGAGTACGATAAACGTTAAATTTCGTGACCCAATTGGTCCTTCGGCTTCTCAAGCACTTATGGAATGGGTTCGTCTATGTGCTGAATCAGTTACAGGTCGTATGGGTTATGCGGTTGGTTACAAAAAGAATGTTGACCTTGAAATGTTAGACCCAACTGGAGTAGTTGTTGAGAAATGGATATTGGAGGGTACGTTTTTATCTGACGTTAACTTTGATACGTTGGCTTACAATACTGATGCGTTGGCGAGTATTTCTGCAACACTTCGTATGGACCGTTGTATTTTAGTTTACTAATCTTTATTTACATATTTTCATAAATCCTGTATATATAATGTATACAGGATTTTTTTATGCAAGAAAATTTAACAGGATATACTTGTAATGCTTGTGGTCGGGTGTTTGAAACTGAGGAAGAATTTGTAAATCGACACAACAAGAAGTATACTAAAGAAACCGATAATAATCAAAACAAAGATTGATTTATCTTCAATCTAATCTATTTTTTAAATAAAAACTATGGACGCAAGTTTACTTCAGGCCGCTACCGAAAATTTTAATTTACCTCACGATGTGATTACATTACCTTCAGGAGGTGTTTTCTATAAATCAAAAAAGAAAACTATTAAAGTTGGTTACCTAACCGCTAATGATGAAAATATTATTATTAGTTCTGCTTTTAATAATAAAGATAACTTTGTTTTAAATCTTCTTAGAAATAAAGTATACGAACATGATTTAAGACCTGATGAATTGTTAGAGGGTGATGTTGAGGCGATTTTAATTTTTTTAAGAAATACTTCATTTGGTCCTGAGTATACTATTAATGTTGAAGACCCTGGAACTCAAAAAATGTTTCAGGCTACAATAGTTTTAGATGAATTAAACATAAAACAATCTGAACATAAACCAAATGAGGAAGGTTTATTTGTTACAAAACTACCAAGAAGTGGAGCAGATGTTAAATTAAGATTATTAACTTATAGTGAAATAATCGAAATTAACAAGATGGCTGATGAATATCCCCAAGGACGAGTTGCCCCAAGAATACAATGGAGATTACAAAGACAGATTGTTGAGGTTAACGGAGACAGAGATAAAGGGTATATTGCTAAATTTATTGAGCAGTTACCGATTATGGACTCCAAATACGTCAGAACTTTTTTAAGTGATAATCAACCTAGTTTAGATTTAACTAGAAAAGTAAAAACCCCATCAGGAGAAATAGCAACAGTTACGATTGCGTTTGGGGTCGAGTTTTTTCGCCCTTTCTTCTAACTATCGCCAATACTTAATGGACGAATTTATCTTATTAGGTAGATTCTTACGTACTCAGTATCAAGATTTTTTAACAATGCCAACATATGTTAGAAAATACTTGGTAGAAAAAATCATAGAATACAATACCCCGACTAGTTAAAAATTGGTCAGTATTCTATTTATTATAAAATAGAATCATGGCCCCTTCTGGAGATTTAGAAGAAGACAAGAAAAAAGGTACACTAGACGAAATTAAAAGTGTCATTGGCCAATTTGGTAAAGAAATTGGAGATGCTTTAGCGACTAATATATCTGTCGATGATATCACCACCAAATTATTTCAAGTTGATGATGCCGCAAAAGGTATCGCTAAATCGTTTGGTCTAGGTACTGCAAATATTACAAATCTAAAACAAGCTATGACCGA